CCAGATTGGTTAGAGGTTGAAGGAACCATCGGGAAGACCGTCAACTTCACGGTCTACAAAAGTGATGGAGTAACCGTTGAGGACCTCTCTTCCTACGACGAGACCGGAATCCAGCTGAAGGTATGGGAGAACGACGGCACGACCCTGAAGTTCGAGACGGATATGGCATACGTGACGGATGGCACGGATGGGCGTCTCAAGGCGTATATTGGTCCAGGCGACATCGCCGTAGGCGACGAGAGATCCTACTTCTTTACCATTGAACTGACACTTGCAGAAGCATCTACAACCACTGGCGTGGGAACGGATACGATATTTGAGACCAACTTGGATGAGGCAAACGACTTCTGGAATGGTTTCACAATCACATTCACCGGAGGCGCACTCACCGGGGAGTTCAAGGTCATAACCGACTATGCTCTGACTAATGGACAAGTCACGGTAGCCTCGGCATTCACCGGAGTCCCTGGAGCAGGAGACTCTTTCACAGTCACACCGCCAATAACCATCCCAACTGTCCGGGGGACTTTGTTGATCACTCAGGGAGCCCCAGCTTAGGAGGTCTCAGGATGGCTTGGATAGCGCCTATGGTAAAGAGAACAGGTGAAAACGTCGCCATCTACCGTGAGACCGAGGGCGCAGTGGGATCCTATGGTGATCCTGCCTCAAATTGGTCGGTTGTGGCTACAGAGAAGATGCTCATAACGAGACCCCGTGCGAACGCAGTGGACAGCATCGCCGGACGCATCGACAAGTCGGAGTACGTGGCATATCTGCTGCCCGCCACGGTGGCTAGATCCCACGACTATCTACTACTCGACACCGTGAAGTATGAGATCATAAACATCGACACATTCAAGAAGCGGGGCACGAACTTCGGTCACGTGGCCCAGCTAAAGAAGATGGATGTTGGCTAATGGAAGATCCACTGACAAACCTTTACACCTGCCTGAAGAATGGTTGGGGAGGCGCCATAGTCCCCGCTGAGGCTGACATCCGTTTCTCAACAGGGTGGTACGACAAGAACATTGGTACGCCCCAGATCACGATCACTGAGCTGGCGACGGTGGACCGCCCGCTTGACCTTGGCTATGGCACCGTGAGGGTGGACGTAGTCATCCAGATAGACATCTGGGTCACCATCTCACGCGCAACAGGAGCAGGTCCACAGTTGGCGAAGGAGTACAAGTGGGCGATGAGGCAGGAAGTGAAACGCATACTCAAGGCGAACCTCACTGGACTCACCGACATCGACCTCTTGATACTGAACGACACCGGGAGATCCCTTGACGAGCCAGATGCGACCCCCCCACTGCTACGGTTCTCACAGATGGTGGGCGTAATCTACGGCATCTAACCTTTTAATAGGGCGTGAGAATTATAAGGTAGTAAGGAGAAGATTAAATCATGTCATATCATGGCACGCAGTGTAAGGTAGCCGTGGATGTGGACAATGGCGTGGCATTCACAGATTGGCTGGCAACTGACAAGGTGCAGAGCGTGGGTTTTGACTTCGCAGGAAACCTTGAAGATGTCTACATGCTCGGTGATAGGGATCCTCAGGAGATAAAGGAAGGCACAATCGCCATCTCAGGAACCATTGAACGGATCTTCGGGACAGCGGACTTCAGTGCCTCTACAACCACGTTCTGCGGTATGGCGACTGATAGCCCACTTGACGAGTTCTGGGTAGCCCTCTTCCCCGAGGGAGATGCAGCGCCTAAGATTCTGATAAGCAATGTCAAGTTCGGCGGGTACAGCCTGAACGTAGACATAGGCGGAGTAGTGACGGAGTCAGTTACCTTCCATGGTCTGGCGATAGCGGTCACGTAGGCTGAGGTGAACTGAATGTCATACCACGGTGCGACTGTGAAGCTCGTAATAGAGCGGCTTCTAGCTGAGACTATGATTCAGAAGGAACACCTTGGCATCCTCAGCGGCGGTGCAGTCGATCAGGATTTCTACACGAAGAACTTCCCCATAACACACGACGCAGGTGAGGCGGGCGGAGTAACTGGCCTAGCATCTGGTGTCGGAACAGACACGATATTTGAAACCGACCTTACTGCGGCAAACGGATATTACGATGGCATGACGATCCGTTTCACAGGGGGAGGCAACGCCGGTGAGATGCGGGTCATAAGCTCCTATCTCCAAGCGAGCGGAGAGATTACAGCATCTGCAGCTTTCACGGGAGCCCCCGCCCTCAATGACGCTTTCATCATCGAACCCTCAGTGAACGTTTACTCAGACGAAGGCACACCAGGCTCATGGACAGAATACCTTGAGGACGGAACAGACTACACTATAGCTGGCTTAACAGGACTGGTGAAGATCCTAGCCGCAGAGAACCAAGCAGGTAACGCTGGCGAATCTATTAGCGTCGACTACTACACCATGGCCGAGGTCGGTCTGGGCCAGAGTGCGTCCATAGACTTCGGGGGCAGCCTAGAGGATGTCTACACACTTGGCAGCCGAGACCCTCAGGAGATCAAGGAGGGACAGAAATCCATCAGCGGCACCATCGATCAGCTATACTGTAGCCGGGACCTCATCGGGAAGTTCCTCGGCGAGAGCGACTTCTATGAAAGGCTGACAGACTTCAGCTTCTACCTGTATCCCAACGGCGAGGTAGGAGGCCAACCGGAGATAAAGCTGTCAAATGTCAAGTTCGGAGGCGGAAGTATCAGCGTCGACATCGGGGGGATCATGGCGGCTAACGTGACTTTCAAGGGTCTCGTGATAGCGGTCGGCACGGTCTAGGTGAGCCTATGGCTGAGGTAACTGCGGAGGAGAGGGGAAAGGCTGTCAAAGACCGCGAAGAGTACAAAGAGGAGCTGAAGCATCAAGATGAAAGGAGAGAAGAGGCGTTGAAACGTGTCAGAGTAACACGGGAACGGGTTCTGAAGGGAACTGGGCTCAGAGAACAGGTCGACATACTTGAACTGGGCAAAGAGGAAGAGGAGAAAACCTTTTTCGTGATGCGTCCGCTGACAGACGGCGAGTTCGTCGAGGTGCAGAAAACTATCCTTGGGGATGTTTCCGCAAGTTCGATGGATAGGGATATGAAGGCAAAGGACCTCATTGATCGAGAACAGAAGGGCAAGTACCTAGCACTTACATATGCGCTCAGCATCGATAACGAGGAATGGACCATTGAAGAGATCGGTAAACTACCAACCGGCGTCCCAGACAAACTCTACAACCGATTGGCGGAGATCTCGGGTTTTCCTCGGCCAACCAAGCCGCTTTTCCCCAAGAAGGAAGAGCAGCCTGGTTGAGGGCCGAATGGCTGAGGATCGAAGCCGAAATCAAAGCACTCCAGAGCAAGGACGGCGTCGAGTTCCACAACCTGCATCAACAGGGCTATCGCCTAGTCAATCTGATCTACGAGTTGACCCCTCTTCAAAGCTGGTTCATGGCCACCCTTCCAGGATACATTGCCCGCATCAAAAAGAGATAGGGGATCACCATGGCTACCGTTGAGGTCATAGGGGACGAACGCCTGATTGCAAGATTAATAAGAATGAAGGAAGCCCTGAACCCTGCGGCGGTTAAAAGTATTAGGCGAGTCGCCGAGGAGGTTCGGGATTACGCTAAGACGATCTGTCCCGTAGGAACACCAGAGTCCACTGGGATACCTGGCTACATTGGTGGGAGCTTGAAGAAAAGCGGTCGAGTCGGATCCTACGCCAGACCAGCGAAGCACGTGTTCAGTATCAGGGTCACCTTCGGCGGCTATATTACTAATCCCAATACCAAGCGGAAGGTCGACTACGCTAAGTACGTTCATGAAGGAACAAGTAAAATGACTCCTAGACCATTTCTTCTCACATCCATCATGAAGCATCGTGAAAGCCTCGCTAAGGCCATAAAGGAGGAAATCAAAGAATGAGTGAAACCTATAACCTCATCGCGGTTGTAAAAGCTAAAACCGAGGAAGCCCTTCGCAAGTTCAATGATTTCACCAAAGGCGTGAAAAGCGCCAAAGCGGAGCTATCTGCCTTTGAGCAGGCAGGCCGGATAGCAGCCGGGGTACTCCTAAGGGATATGGTTCAAGGATTGACAGCCTCACTCACTGAGTCCATTAAACTCGGCGGCGCGATTGAGACTCTCAGAAACTCTTTTGAGGAGCTAACCAAATCACAAGGCGTCACGGATGCATCCCTTGATGAACTCAGGAAGGCCGTAAAGGGGACCGTCAGTGACATGGATCTTCTGACTGCGGCGAACACGGCTATGAGCTTCAGTATACCTTACGAGAAATTTGTGAAGTACGCCGAAGCCGCAGCTGTCGTGGGTCGCTCCGTTGGAATAGATGCCACACAAGCCATCAGTAACTTCACAATAGCATTAGGCAGGCTGAGTCCCCGGATACTGGACAACCTCGGCATACAACTATCCCTTGAAGAGGCGAACAAGATATATGCTGAACGCCTCGGCGTAACTGTTGAGTCGCTCACAGAGGCAACGAGGGCCACGGCATACCATACCATAGCCACTGAGAGATTGATGGAGCAGGCGGCCCTTCTGGCAGGGACAACATCGGAAGCCCAGATAGCCCAAGAGGGCTTCACCGCATCGATGAAGAATCTCCAAGCGGCAGTGGGTTCATTACTGACACCCCTTTCCGGTATCACGCCAATACTTAAGGGGACGATGCCTTTTTTCTCCATGTTCTCAGCGGTGTATATTCCAAGCCTGATAACACAATATGGGCTTCTTGGGACCGCTACGGCTGTCTGGGGGGGGATAACAGCAGCGGTATCTTCGTTAGTCACAACGAGCATTCTCGGCATCCCAATCCTCGGCTGGATAGCAGCGGTCATCCTAGCCATAAAGGGTCTCCAAATGGCTTGGCAGAAAAATTGGTTCGGCATCCGAGACATTGTGGATAATGTTGTAATTGCGATTTCGGATAAAATAGATTGGCTTATGGAAGGAATTGAGGTATTCGCTGAGGGTGTTAGCGAGGCATTAGAATGGCTTGGTCTCATGTGGGCAGTCGTTACAGGAACGGTTGAGGATCACCTCGCTAAGCAAAGAGATAGCTTGACTCAATCATTTGAGGAACAGGTTCAGATAATCAAGGACAATATGTCTGCCGCCCTTGATGAAGTGACATTAAAATATGGTGAAATGTTTGCAGCGGCAGAAGCTTCTCACTCTAAAGAAATAGATGAACATGCTCAGTTCTGGATAGATCAACTCAACGAGCAAGCTGAGGGATTCGATAAGGCCGTTGAGGAGTACCAGAAGCACTACAACCAGATCCTGACCGACACAGAGAGCCATTATGGCGATCTACTTTCAGATACCAAAGACCATTACAGCGAAATTCTGTCCGAAACCACTCAGGGCTACGACGATCAACTATCCGAGACAAACACCTTCTATGACGAGATGCTAGCTGAGCAAAGCGCATTCCTCATCGCCATAAGAGAGGGCCGCAGCCGTGACCTTGACGACCTCGAACTCAACTTCCTCCTCCAGAAACAGGCTCTAAACGATGCCCTTGAAGATCAGACACTGACCACTGAAGAATACGAGGAGAAAATAAGCAATCTGGAAGCGGCTTATCGTGATTCTCGGGAGGAGATCCGAGATAACTACAGGATACAGGAACTTCAGGCCGAGGATGAGTTCAGAACAGAGGAGGAGCGCATCAACGCGGAGCGGGCGGCGGCGCTTGAGAAGATCGAAGAGGAGAAAACCAACGCAATTATCACAGTTGAGGAAGAGCTGAAGGCTGAGGTTGAGCGTATTGAACAAGAGAAGGCCGACGAGGTTCAGCGGATTAATGAGCAACGGAAGACAGATCTTGAGGCAATCCAAGCCGACAAAGAAGCCTTAGAGGTAGCGCATGCCAATGAAATGCAGAAACTTGAAAGAGAGAAGGCCGTTGAGATCGCTGGAATAAGGGCACAGGCTGAACTCGACCTAATAAACGCCCAGAAACAATTTCATGCGGACCTCGAAAAGGCTGAGGAAGAGCATAAAACCGCTAGCACTGGCATCTGGGGCAGCCTCATGGCCTCCCTGAATATGATAGTAAACACCGGCATCACAGGCATAAAAGCCGCCCTAGACAGTCTCAGCGCCGAGGCGAAGGCTGTGATAGCGGATGTAGCGAACAAGATTTCAGATGCATGGAACTCCGTTAAATCGTTCGCCAGCAATGTGGCGGATAAGATTGATAGTGTGCTTGACTCGGCTAGGGCGGCTTACCAGAGGGCTAAGGATCTTCTCGCAAAGGCGACGAGTAAAAAGGAGAAGGCAAAGGAAACTGAGAAAGAAGCCGAAAAGGCAGAGCCTGTGCCTCCACGTGGAGGCGGAGGAGCAGTAAGGCGTCAATTCGGTGGCAAAGATATTGTCCGCCGCCCGACATGGTTCCTCGCGGGTGAGGCGGGGCCGGAGTTGCATGAATGGACGCCGCTCTCCAAAATAGATTCCTCTCGTGATCAGGGGGGTCGCAAGCTAGTCATCAATGGCCCTCTGGTCGTTATCGAGGGTAGTGCGGATCCGAAGACCGCTCGGCTTGCAGCTGACCTTATAATGCAGGAGCTGAGAAAGATTGCTTAATGTCAAGGTCGTGGTAACTGATCTCGCTACTGTCGATCACACGATTTCGCCGTCAACGTTTGGCTCCGGTAACGCCCTTAAGGTGAGGTTGACCCATGAGGCGGCTGATGATTTCACCTTTAACATTGAAGACTCCGATGGGACGATAAGAACGTGGCTAGAACCCGGTTGCACCATAAAAATCTACATTGACACCCTCGCTGTGCCCACAACCCTCGTGTTTTATGGTATGATCGAGAGTGTGCGGGCGACCCAGCTGGGCGAAGACAAGGTAATCGTACAGGCCCGAGGTCGAGAACTTTTTCACATCATCATCCTGAATCGGATCGTCACCGAAACATACCTAGACACTGAGGTAAGCGTGATCGTCCAAGACCTAATGGAGAAGTACGCTCCCGATGTAGACCGGGTGACCCATGTGAACGTGACCACAACCACGCTTGATGACATCCGCTTTCCATACCGTAGTCTCAAACTCTGCCTTGACGAGCTGGCCAGGCTAAGCGACTTCACGTATTACGGTGATCCTACACTGAAGCTTCACTGGATTTTAAAGGAAACAGAAGACAGTGGGCTGATCTATACCCAGAATGACTTGGAGGCCCCTCCTGAATTGCTGAACACGATATTCCCCCTCGCAAACCGGGTCTATGTCATCGGCGGGGAATACATGCAGGTTGACCAAGAGCAGACTACCACGGCAGCGGCACTGCTCACGAAGGACAAATGGTACGCCCAGAGCTTCACCCCAGAACAGGCAAACCTAGACCAGATCAGCCTATTCCTAAAGAGGATTTTACTTCCCCCCGACCTAGTCTGCGAAATCCGGACTGATGATCCCGGAAACGGCCCAGATGAGAAAATGGCATCCGTCATATATGATCTGGACTTCATAGGGGTCGTGGCATCGTGGCGACCCATCTACGTGGGAACCAGGCTCCTGATTGGAGAGAAATACTGGATCGTCGTGCAGAAGACGGGCGACGCAGCTAATCACTACGAGTGGTCTCACGACAATGATACCCTGGGGGAGTATGCGGACAGCAACGATGGCGTAACCTGGGTGGTAAACGATGGTGGTGACCTCCAGTTTGCCTTCAAGACGCACTATGAGGTTCCCATACTTGGGACAGCGGCTGACTATGCCTCTAAGGATAAATATCTATGGCGTGAAATTGTACTTGAGGACGCCGGTATAATGGACAGAACCCTCGCACGACAAATGGCTAAAGCCAAACTTGAGGAACTGCAAGCCCTCAGTGAGGAACTTAGCAACACGACTGTAGTGGACCCCGTGGCTATTCCCGACCGAGGCAAGCTCGTCACGATAACGCTTCCAAAGCTCGGCCTAGCCGCCGAACAGTATGTCGTGAAGGAGGCGGAGCTGAACTTTATCAGCGGCGAAGTGGGGACGAAGAGATTGATTCTGAGAGTGAGGTAGGATGTCTGAAACTACTGCGCCAGCGGATCTCGCTAAATGGCTTGAAGGTCAGAAGGTGGAACTTGACCGAGCCAAGATAAAGGGCTTCGGAGTGAAGCGGGGCGTAATAAACCTCATAAGGCTCCTGTCGGACACGGCGGAAGCCACAGACGCCAACCTCGTCGCCACAGTGCAGCTCAGCGGCCAATTCGAAATAGATACTGCAAGAATCGGCTTCTCGGATATTGGTTAATTTTATCTATGCCCTCAGATTATGTCTAAACATGGTTAGAGATTCCAAAGGTAGATTTGTGGAAGGGCATGTTCCATGGATTAAAGGTAGAACGGCATCTGATGAAACTAGGCAGAAATTGATTGAAAGCCATAAGGGACAGGTGCCGTGGAATAAAGGTTTAACTGGTTACACAACTTCAAGAAGGGGTCAGAAGCACTCTGAAGAGACTAAGCGGAAATTGAGAGAGACACGTAAGAACCAAATATTTACTGATGAAACTAGGCAGAAGATGTCTGAATCCTCTCAGGGCCATCATAGAAACCAAGGCCGGATTCCTTGGAATAAGGGATTAACTAAGGAAACGGATCCCCGCGTGAGAAAATACGGTGAGTCTCAACGGAAAGAAAAAATTAAACTTAATTGCTTATACTGTGGAAAGGAAGTTGAATTACATCCATATCGTGCTAAATCCTTTAAGTTTTGTTCAAAATCTTGTAGAACTAGATACAATCCTCCTCCTCATAAAGGGCACACTCATTCTGAGGAGACAAAAACTTATCTTTCAAAAATAAAGACGGAACAGATGAAGGATCCGGATTTACTTCGTAGATGTTTGAGTTGCAGAACTCCGAATACCTGGGAAGAGAGGTTAATTGATTTATTTAAAACCCATAGTTTTCCATTTAAATTTGTCGGTGATGGCAGCGTCAACATTGGTGGGAAAAACCCTGATTTCATTGATGATCAGGGGCGCATCATTGAGTTTTTTGGGGAGTATTGGCATGAACCTGAGGAAGAAGAAGAAAGAATTGGTTTCTTCGCTTCTTATGGGTATCCCTGTCTAGTAGTTTGGGGTCGGGATTATAAAGACGAGAAGTTATTAATTGATAAGATCAAGGTCTTCAGTGACATTGGGTGATCGTTCTTCGCATCAGGTGACGCCAATGGAGCGTGGGAGGAGGAGGGCCTTTTCAACGCCGCAGTTGCTGGTACTATGGTAACTCACACCCTCTTCGCGGCAACGGTTAACAAAGATGTGACTAAAACGGTGACATGTGATCATGAGCTAATTATGGCGGGTGCTTAAGATGGTTGAGAGAATAGTAGACGAAAAGGAACCTGAGTTCTGGGGTCGCCTTGAGTTCTGGCTTAGGGTGGACGATAATAATATTCAGTTCATAGGCTGGCGGGCGGCTCTCATATGCGAGTTAGTCTTATATGGGGCGGCTATGACGAGGGAGGGGGCACTTGACTTTGTTCTCGCGGGAGGCAGGGCTCATGTCGAATCCAAAGCGGTTGGGCTCTTCATAGATGAGGTGTATGAGGACGGTCTCCTCAAATATCACTATGAGAAACGCAAAACCGGGAAGCGTGGGCGAATCTACCTGTCGGCGCTTCAGCCCGGTCAATTCGAGTATCAACGAATAGTTCACGAGGAGGAAGAGTAGTGGGAACCAAGTGGATAACCGGTGACGTAATTACATTCGCCAGGATGAATCAGAAGACGCTCATAGTTCAGGCAGCTGAGCCAGCTATTATGTATGCTGGGATGTATTGGGTCGACACGGATGATAACATGAGTTATCAGCGAGTCGCCGCGAACAATGCTTGGCACACGATCACGAAGGAGGAGCTCGCCTACACTATCACGGGGCTCTGGACGTTTGATCGAGGGGCAGCTCCTCCGTTTGCCTGTGCTGCGGGGAGCACTCAGGTGGTGAACCTCATCGCGGACGACCATGCAGCGTCTCACGAGAACGCCGGAGGCGACGAGATCAGTGTGGCGGCTCTGTCGGGGCTTCTGGCTGATGATCAGCATGTTCTAGATGCAGAGGTGTTGGCGGTTGCTGCTGCTCTAGTTCATGCGGCAAGACATAAGGATGGGGGTGCAGACGAGCTTGATGTCTCAGAGTTAGCCGGTGCGATAGGGGCAGCCGGTGAGGTTCCTGAGACTGATGGTGCCGCCGTGACCTGGGTGGACCCTGATCTTCGATATGAACCCAAGGTACATGCTCCTACTCATAAAGACGGGGGAACTGATGAGCTTGACGTATCTGAGTTGGCTGGCGCTATTGGCGGGGCTGGCGAGATTCCTGAGACAGACGGGGCAGCTGTCTCATGGGTAGAACCGGATGGCCGGTACGATCCTAAAGCACATCAGGCCAGCCATAATGATGGTGGGGCCGATGAGATTGAGATTGATGATCTGCCTGGGGCTAATGGGGCGGCGGGTGAGATTGTTGAGTCTGACGGTGCCGCTATGTCGTTTGTTGAACCTGATGGACGTTATGATCCTAAGGGTCACGCTGCGAGTCATGCAGACGGAGCGGCTGACGAGATAGACGCCGCTGACCTAGCTGGCACCGGCGGAGCAGCAGGGGAAATAATCGAGAGTGACGGAGATGCTTTGTCTTATGTGGAGCCTGATGGGCGATACACTCCAGCGGCCCACGCCACCACCCACGAGTCTGGTGGAGCCGATGAGACACGGAATATAGAACTGAACCCTGGGTTAGCGGATGAAACTGGTAGCGGTCTTTTAGCACTTGTCACGGTAGGCGAAGCGGTAGTGACAGGAGACACGCTTTTCCTACAAAATGATGGGAAATACTGGAAATCTGACGCTAACCAAATTGGTACGATGCCCGTGAAGGTGATTGTGATTGATGCAACCATAGCTCAAGATGCAACGGGTACGGTAATGCACGAGGGATATTACAGGAACGATGATCGATACAACTGGACGCCTGGAGCAGGAGCAGCCAACTTACTCTTTGCATCCGCCGCAGCATTGGGCTCACTAGTTCAGCTTGCTGCACAGCCCGCGGGGGACGGAGATCAGGTGCAAGTCTGTGGGTGGATCGTTAACGCCAACGTGATATATTTCCGCCCGAGTCTGGAGCTTGTGGAAATCGCTGCTTAGGTGATGGTGTGAGCGTCGGAGCGTTTCACAGGAATCTCAGGTCGAGAGGGAAGGGAGCCAAGGATTGGTCTAACAGCTTCACTGAGCATGAGTATCTGGGAAAGGATGAAAAGGGTAGGCATAATTTCGGCGTCAACCTCAGTGTGGGGCATAGGGTCTTCAGGGATAAGGCGGATGGACGGTGGAAGAAGCATAAGCTGACGGATGAGCGTCCAGCTAAGGACTATGTTCTGGTTCAGGGCGCGAAGTGCTGTGTCGAGGTCTACCCCTACTACGCCAAGTACTTCGACGTCGACCACGAAGAGGTCAGGCTTCACGAGGAGCGGTGGGTCGTTCAGAGGCTTTTCAAGGAGCCTGATACGTGGAGGGATGTGGGTGCTTGGGACCCGGTTATGGTGGTGGAGGAGGGAGTTGACTTCATCAAAGTTGCCGTGACCTACGAGACCGACTATGGACCCTTCACCGTTGAATACTTCCAGAGGGATGGCAGAGCCCTAAAGCATAACATATCCTTCATGAACGAGTCGGGCGGGTCGGAGACGTTCAGGGTGATCCAGCGGTGGGCTGGGATAGTCGGGGAGAAGTGCAATGGTAAGAATGTCCCGATGGTATTCTCTCCGCCGACGGATACCTCTCTGGCGTTTCATAGGGCGGATCAGCCTAAGAGGAAGTTTACGATAGCCGAGAATCTGTCGAGCATGGTGTTTAACCCTGATGGCTCGGTGAAGACGGAGCACTGTCTTCAGGGTCCGTTCTGGGTGGAGAGTCATGTTCGGGGGCTTAAATGTGACTTCTGTTATGGGGACTGGGTTCTGGCTCAGGGCGATGGTCTGGAGATTGATCCTGCGACTGCGACGCTGGACGACCCGACGGAGGACGGGTATTTATCAAAAGGCGGTGATAGTTCAGCGAACTGTAATGCAGATGCACCAGTTCGAGACAGTGCGAGTGCTTCCTGTAGGTATGGTGGCGTTGATGCGTTCATCAATTCCTATGCCCATCGGAGCTATGTTGAGTGGGCTATTAACAGTCTTTTTGGCGGGACTCTGACGGCTAATCCCAAGTTTAAGTATAACGGCTTAGGCGATGATGGCTCGTTTGGGGAGATTAATCCGCTTACCGAGGAGCAGCCGAGCGACGGAGGTTGCACGGATTTGGAACTCTGGGGGTACTGTGCAAGCGGCGTGGCTTATGTTGATCCCTTCAACATCGTAGTCGGCATTAACCAAGAGCAGGATCTAGGTGCAGCCGCTAAAACAGCTCTTCAAGCGGCTATAGACGCATCTCAAATTTGGTTCGCTCTCGGGTTTACCTCGGAGGGTGATGAGTGTCCAGAGCCGGACGTTGGTGCCAACTATTATGATGTATTTTCCTCAGAAGAGGGTACTCCGTCTTCAGAAACCATTTTACCAGATGGTATAGGCGATCTGACAAACATCGCCGAGAATAACTGGGCTGCACATGAGCATTGGGAGAGCGTAGCCGAGCAAACAAACGAACATTACATTTGGAGTGGAGCGGCTGCTTTTGAAAGAGACCTTTATACTTTCGTAAACCCTACTGAAGTACCGGGCGTTGGCATAAGCAAAATTGAGGTTAGAGCATTTATAAGAAAGGTAGCTGACGGCGATAGCACTCAAAATAACTATGAACTTCTAGTTGAGCCTTTTGGGGGTGCAGTTGATAGTCAAGAAGGGGCAACTGATAGTGAAGGTTTTAATTTGGTGACCGCTACATGGGCGAATAACCCTGAAACAGGAAATCCTTGGACTTGGGCGGAAGTGAACGCACTACAGGTAGGTGTCGGATTAAGACGAGGACAAGCTGCAGATCCAACGCATTTTACCTACTGCGCTCGACTTAGAGTGGATGTTTATACTGCTTCCACTCCGCCACCCACCCTCTACGTCGAATACACACCCGCAGGCTGGCAGGGCAAGATTTCAGGCATAGTCAACCCTGCGAAGATCATGGGCATCCCCGTCGCCGACATCGCCAAAGTCAAAGGCATCGCATGATGACTAGGGAGGAACGAGTCTGAGTCTTGAAAGGTTTTGGAGTCGGCTGTTCAACCTAGACAAAGTCGCCGAACTGGCGGAACTCAAAGAAACACACGCGGCAACCCTCATGACACTGGATCAGGTTAACCTAGGATACACGGAGCTTCAGAGGCTCCACGCCGAATCAGAGCTAGCGGTCAAGACAGCTGAAAGGCTATGCCTTGAGCTACAGAACGAGGTAGACGAGCTACACCGCTTCAACAATTTTAGCTGCACCGACATCCTCGGTGATGCACTGACTCTGACGGTTGACCCTCCTAACGAGAACGGACCAGACAGCACGATGTACGGCCAAAAATACCACATCGAAACCGCAGACCCCAAATACCTAACATTCACAAAGAATACCTGGATAAAGCTTCTAAACCGGATTCACCCGTTGATGAGGACGGCGATGTACCCGGCACTACCTGAGGTATCTGACTGTGACAACTGGGCCCTGCTAGCCTGCGCCTTCATAAGCATCGCCATAAGGAAGTCTGGTAAGTATAAGCAGGGCGCGTTTAGCAAAGCATCAGCAAACCCGTGGCCCGGGAGCAGCGTGGGCCACGCCTTCAACACCTTCATGGACCTGAATAAACAAATCTGGGTGTATGAACCATTCAACAACAAAGTCAAAGTTGTAGGACTCATCGAGGACACCGTGGACAAGTACAAGGTAGTAGAACTAGAATACCTGGCGTGACAAACCCAGCGAAGCCTCACCGAATAGCAGATTAATCCGACATACGAGGAGTTATGTGAGTTAATCGAGAAACTCAAGGAGAAGGCTCCCGGAACTCGGCTTCAAACCCACTAACACCCTCGAAGACGAGCTCAGGGTCACCCTCCCCAAGCTCATGGAATACAAGGACAGGATCGAAGCAAAGCGGCAGCGTGGTGGGGACGCTCGGCGAAACCATTGGCGTCTACCAGACATATCGGCTAAGCATCTAAACCTTAATTGCATACGCCAAGGAAAGAAAAGCTTTTCTCTCACTAATAATAATAGTAAACAGGTGCGTGCCTATGGGTAAGGCTGTCGAACCAGGCGGGGCGTAGTGCCTCGTTAGCTTTCACGGCAGGCGTTTTGTTCCTGGTTATTTGCCGCCACGCCCCAAAAATAGTTTATAGATCACTCTTTCTCCATCAGGGCAAAGGCTCCCCTTATCGGCGCCAGAGTCTCAAGCGATACGCAGCGCCAGCCCCGGTCCACGAAAAGGTTTAACGCTTTCTGCATGTACTGGAGAAAGTGTCCGCCTATTTTGGGCATGGTTTCCTCGTCGACTATCCAATATTTATTCGGGCACTCGTCAATCAGCGAGGGGTTCTCGACAATCTTCTTGGCCTTAATCATTGAATCATACAAAGCCTTCTCCTTATGCTCACCCATACTTTCACCCTCCTCCCTAGAGTAGATTTTAAAACTTAATAAAGATAGGGATAACGGCACCCAAAAGTTTTATATATTATTACCCGTACAGTTTTGTTGGTGATGAAAACGCCGCCGAAAGGATTTACACAAATCACCTTGGCTGACGAATTGAAGCGTAGACTCAAGTGCACCGCTGAGGCCCTCGGTCTCAGCATGCCGGATCTCATCCGTAGGATGCTTGGGGATCTAGAATCAGAACACCCTGACCAGGAAGGGACGGGGAAGAGCGAGAAGAAACTTAAGCCAGAGGAGTATAAGGCGCTTCTACTATTGATCGCAGACGGTTTGAAGAAGAGCGCCGAAGACTGTGTCATCGACTCCATGATGGTTGATATGGAGAACAAGGTAGTGCCTGTCTATGATTATGGAAAGAGGGAGCCGGTTAGAATAGAAAGCCGGGGCTTCCGCTACGTCATAGATGTTGACTACCTCAAACCAAAGGAGGGTTCGACGTGAGCGGTGAGACGCATTGCCGTGTCTGCAGTAGGCTGCTCACTGCTCCCCTGAGCGTGGAGCGGGGGATCGGCCCCGTCTGCTTGGCTAAAATGCATCGCAACCACAACCTAGAGGAATACCAAGAGGAGGCTGAGGGCTAATGTCGGTGTTCTATAAACTTGCCCAGCCTGATGGATGGGACTGGTACACTGGAGACACGATCAACTACCGCGAGGCGGTCGGCGGAACCGTGGAGGTGCCCCAAAGGGACTATGCTATAGAACCTCTGCTATGCCATAGAAGCGTGCTCCACGCTTGTCGAGAACCTAACCAGTGTTTCATCGGCGCAAAGCTGCCGTGCAGCGTCTACGAGGTCCATGGGTCTCCCGTAGTTGACGACGGCGAGAAGCAGGGCTTCAAGAATCTTCGTGTGCTCCGCGAGGTTCCGGCTGAGGAACTGGACGAATTGTTCGGGTGGCGTATAGTGGAGGCTATGGACCCGGTAAACCCCTTCGAAATCGAGCCGCCTGAAATCACGGAGAAACATATTACACTGCAGTCAGGGCCTCGGTCTGGGCCTCGTTCGGGGCCCCAGTCAGGGCCTCGGTCGGGGCCTATATTGGAAGCCTCTTCCCAAGCATCAAACGATGGAAGTATGTTGAACAGGGCGAAGACGCGTATCCCTATCAGCCCCTCGTCGATCTCTGGCGACAGGGACTCGTACCCAGCTACGACGGGAAACATTGGCGGCTCCACGGCGGACCAGACGCAAAAATACTCTACACGCTACAGAGAGAGGAGACTAAGGCCTGATGAGCAGTCTTAGCTTCGATCTGTCCCAGGATGGTATGATGTGCATATTTAAACCCTATCAAGCTGAATCTATGCGTCACTTCTGGGCTTTGAAGAGGCCACTGACAAGCCGAGAAGTACATGTCCACCTCCAAGACCGGGGCGGAGAAGTCGCCCTGAGCAGGGCCTCCGTCATAAACTTCCTGAACGATATGGTTGATGAGGGGTTTTTGGACTACGTTGAGGAGTCCGGTAAGGGCGGATACCATCGGATCTACAGAGTGAATGACAAGAGCAAGACCGAGCAAATCTTCAAGAACACTGTCTGGCTAATGTTTCATGAGAAGCTAGATGCTTTCAGGGACGGGAATGCTGACTTATGAATCTTGAAACTCTAATCACGGAGATGGATCTTATCATACTCCCCGAGGAAGGCATACACATAACCCATCCTCTTAAGGAGGCTATCTTCAGCATCGTCAGGGATGCTTGGAAAGCAGCCGAGGATGCTGAGATACCTATCCCGAATCCGGGTGTTTGGAAGAAACTCGTCAACATGGACGAGATTGGGGAACTGATGGACGCGGAGCAAAGGACACATAAGGCTATCCATTTAACCAGAACCGTTCTCTTTGATGCCCTGTGTAACCCTCTGGCCCTCATAGCGATGTATGCTAATGACGTGGACCCAGAGGATCTTCAGGACAAGGTGTACGACATCCTGGAGTACCTAGAGAAGACAAAACCTGAGGAGGTTGAGAAAGGATGAAATCCCTGACGGAAATCAAAGAACGCATCGAAAGGCAACTAAAAGATATAGGAGAAGGCTTTATGATCGCTGCTTGCAACCATCAGCACCCACTTCAAGTCTATCATCCTGAATATATCAAAGAGGGCTACGAGGCAGATCCACTTACTGAGGAGGCAATCATCAAGGAAATGCGGGACTATATGGACTTTGCACTAGGAAAAGCCCGCAACAAACGAGGAGTCTCAGCCAACAGAAGTATCTGGAAATACGTTCAATGGCTGTGGGCTCTTGATGATGAAGAGCTTTTGGCCTTCGCTGAGGACGATGATAATTATCCGATGTATGGTATGCCTATACTTCAAAAGATCTGCGATAAATACGGATTCAAGGAGGAATCCTGATGATTGATGAGGACAAGTCCCTAGCAAACACTGAACAGTTGGCGCTCGCTATCCCGATGATGCCCATCGAGGAACTTACGAAGCTGACGAACTACGTAGCCCAAGTCAAGGAAACCCTGATGACGAAGAACAAGGACTACTTCATCCAAGGAAACAAACAGTACACAGCCCGCAGCGGATTCGCTAAACTCGCCCAAGGATTCGACTTGAGCGACGAGATAATATTGGAGAAGGAGATATACCAAGATGGCCGCTTCTATGGATTCAACTACACTGTCCGCGTCTATAACCGACTGGGAAGGAGATCGACTGGGGTCGGCAGTTGCACCATAGATGAGCCGAACCTGATCCATCATAAGGATCGTCCTTATCATGACGTCCGATCCATAGCCTTCACCCGAGCCTGGAATAGGGCTGTATCAAACTTCGTGGGGTCAGCCGATGTCAGTGCGGAGGAGATGAGTCTAGGCCCAGACTTTGACGATCCAGACCGGGGCCCCGACCGAGGTCCAGACCGAGGACAAAGAAAAGCATCAAAAGAAGAGGTCAGGGTTCAAGACTTCATGAAGCCCGTCGAGCTAAAGATACCGGAATGGATGCTCGCGGACGAGTTGAACCGCGCCGAAGACTCGTGGAGCCAGGCTAAGGAGATCACTGAAGCGTGGATGAAGGAGGCGGGATTCAACCTAGCTGACTTTGAGATCAACGTCGATCTAGCGAAGATAAAAGTTACGCCTCTCAAGGTTATCTCAGAGGAGGTCAAGCCAGATGTTGATGGCGTCATGCTTGCAGCGGGGTTCAAGAAGTACAGGAACGTTTGGAGGATCAACAAGAAAGATGTGATAGGTTGATGAAGCCCGAGGACATGAAATACGAATATTGTCTGGAATGCCATATGACGGTGCGCCACATCCTCAAGAATGGAAGGTATGTCTGCCAGAACTGTGGTCATATTGGTCCTGAAGAGGGACAGAAAGCAGCTAAGTGTCCTAGTTGCGGTGAGATCACCAAACAATGTCTGCGGGGCTGGGAGGAGAGCTATACGAAGTATCGGTGTGGCCACTGCCAGAAAGCGTACCAATTGAGGGAAGACGAGGAGGATGTTGTCATGCCGAGCCAGCTAGGCTTCAATATAAACGATGAGGAGACTGAGGGTGTTGAGTGATCTCGGCCCCGTCTCTCAGGCTATCCTCAACTATATCAATGAACGTGCTGGGTACATCGAGATATTCCGGATGATCAACATGGTAGCCCAGAAGACAGGGGAGAGCCACTCAACTAAATGGTACAGAACCCAGCTAGTGGCCCTCGCCCTCGAGGGACGCATAGAGGCCAAGGTCACCCGATCAGGTGACAAACTTGCCATCAGGTGGCGACGCCTACCCGAGGGAGAAGGGAATGCAACTACGGAAAAATAAAGGAAGGATGAATGATGCCTTCAAATAAGGATCACTCTGAATACACATATGATAAGTATGGGGTTACAGGTTCAGATTTACATAAATGGATTGATGATCCTGTAAGAGAACATGGTCCCAGTCACAGAAAATATAGACATTCTTCAGGGACAAAATTACCCAAACGATTTATCGATAAATATGGAGGTAAACTCGCTCGTAAGATACACGAAAGCCATATAGAATTGGATAAGTTCTTAGACAGGTACAAAACCAAAAAAATTAAAGTAATAGAATATAAGAAAATCCTTAAAGAAGTTGAAGTCATTAAATATGTACCCGAAAAAAGAAGAGTCATAAGTTTAGAAAGTTTTGAGGATGAGGCTATCAAACTTATGCGAGAAATAAAAGAAACCCGAAAAATCAATCCCAACTACAAAAGAACCAATATTCCCGACAACTTTTATGCCACTGCTGCTCAACTTATGAGAGAAATCAAAATGAAAAGGAGAGTATAAAACGATGGTTAAAGAGAAGTTGAGTAACCATAACAGGGGACAATCCCACGATTTGGATAATATTAAATATAGGAAGAATGATTCAGTATTTAGGTCGGTGTCGAAAGGGGGATCATCTGCCCTGTTTTTCCCCCACCCGACTCAACTCTCTAGCAACTTTTATATAAAAAGCCCATATAACTTGATTAGGGCAGATGAAAGATGAGCAATAAATCTACACTTAGAGCATCACAGTCACATAGCAAACTGAACCCTGCTCCGGTAGCCTACCCAGAGAAGCGGGAAACGGAGGGCCAGAGCCTAGTCCCCTCTGAGCCCTCCTTTAAATCAAAAGTTTTTGCGGTTCCTTGGTGGGTTGAAATAAAAGATAATTTACTGGTTTCAGAAACTGCTATTCTACCTAGGATAACAAAGTATGGGGATTTAAGGTGGGGTCCAAAGGAGACACAGCGGCTGATAAACAATTATAGGAGCAAGTCTAAGGAGACACTGGAAAAAATATTTCCAGACAGAACCTATGTGGCTATACAGGGCAAAGCAAACAGAATGAGGATAAAAAAGAAACCTAAATATCCTCCGTGGAGCGATGAGGAGCTCTGCCTACTAAAGACCTTTCAAGACTCAATGTTAACTTTCCATGAAATAGCCGATTACTTCCCCAGCCGCACAGTCTCAGCCGTAAAACTTAGGTTCTACAAGACAGGGCTAGAGAAATCCAAGAAATCTTATTACAGGAAACCTAGGTGGCTGGATATGGATGTCAATCTATTGGAGCAACTATACTCAGATCCAATGAATAGTGTGAAGGAGATACATACCAAGCTAAAGGGAAAACACAGCGTAAACGCTTTACGACTTAAAGTAAGTCGCATGGGACTCAAAAGAGAATGGGGGGAAATACCCTGCATATAACTCGATCCTTTTTTCTAGCGTTTTTTTTGGAAGAACCCCCTGATAAGATAATATATATATATTATTATAATAATATATATATATAATAAGGCGATGTGAAATGGCAGGAAGACCACCAGACCCAAACCGAAAAACTACAACCTACCTCATCCGTTTCCCAGATATAGCTTTCATCAACAAACTCGACGTCATCGCTAAGAGGGAAGGCATCAACAGAAGAACCTTGATCCTTAATTTCCTAAAAGAGGGCATGGAGAAACACGCTCCAGGGAACCCCCAGACTCTTCTTAACAGCTATGCAGAGGGAGGAACCAATACAATCAATCAGATCATAGGTCAGATACGGCAGAAGTTCTATAACCGGGGTAGGGCATCTCGGCGAGAGATTCTAGGGGCCTTACAAGAAAAAGGCATTAAGGGAAAGGAGAGAGCCTCGATAGCAGATGGAATAATCATGTGGTTGAGAGGTTACGGATTAAAGGTATCCTCTTAGGTGGGGTGAATATGACACGAAGCCAGGAATATAGCTTGAGATACGCGGTCCTTCTAAGAGATAATAACCAATGCCGATGGTGCGGCGCAGAAAACGATTTACAGGTTCACCACCTTCGACACGAGAAAAGCACAATAGATGAGACTGTGACCATCTGCAGAAGGTGTCATATAAGAATACATTATATCGAAAAAATGCTGTTAAAAGGCTATAGACAACCCTTTTATTGCGAAAAACATAAACCCAAGGAAATACCTTTTTTAGGTTATTCATTTAAGAACGGAAAAATTAGAATAGGTTATTGTCCTCAATGTGGGCAAGGCTTCAAAAGGAATGCTAAAGGAGAAACCCTTGATCACTGGGAATCAAGTCCTTTTCATGACTTATTAATGAAAAGTTACGCGAAAAAGGAATATGATTATTCTCCTTCAATGAAGGAAACTATAGAGTGGAGAAAATGGTATAAACAGCTATCCCCCGAAGAACAAGAAGAGGTAATGCACTTTGACGGAAGTGAGGACCTAAAAAAGCTTTTAGGAAGTACAGGCATAGCGGAAATCGCAAACATGGTGGCGCAGGGCCTCATCGAACAGGGTATAAAGGTGTGGCAATAATGTCTTATCTTCGCCAATCTAAACCTAAAAACGCGGTCTGCACATGGTGTGAACAATTCGACGTAGAGCAACGGTTTTGTTATTCCAAGCAGAGTGTAATCCAGGACTGGACGCTTCCCCGTAGGTGCAGCCGATATGATGGCCCCCCAGTGGAGGGGGCGAACCTGAACAAACTCATGGAGACACTGAAATGACTAACTCCCAACTCCGTATAACCTTCATAATCGTATGGGCTGCGCCCCTGGTGGTGCTGGCGATATGGATATATGTCTTCCGCAGACTACGACAGTTTGAGAAAAAATCTGGAGCTACATAGGATGCCGATGAGAGTATGCCCAAAATGCAAAGCACAGATCCCGTCCAACATAAATATTTGCTGGAAATGCGGCTACTGCCTAGACCCCAGGATACGCGAGTTAGCGGCCAGCCAAAGGAGAAACAAGAAATGACGAGCATGCAATCCACAAGCTTAGAGGTCTTCTTCGGGGAGGTACTTCCCAGTCTTAATGAGAGACAGGGACAAGTCCTAGATCTATTCCTAGAGAACCCCGCCATGGACTTCACCAACATGGAGCTCAGCGATGAGCTAGGATGGAGCATCAACCGAGTCACCCCCCGAGTCTATGAACTACGCGGCGAAGGCAAGAACAACCCGCTCAAATGGAACCCAGTACTCATCGAGAGCCGCCGCCGCGAATGCAGGGTCACAGGACGAAAAGCCATTGCATGGGCCTTCAACCCAGATAGACACCTATCAAAATCTTAGCTCTCTTTTAAGACCAAATACCATATCTATTTGATTGGGAAACACCCCGCTATTCTAAGCGTAATTACGTAGAAAACAGAAGGGTTTATATATTATGTGTAATTACATAGTAAATGATGAAGATGGGAAGGAAAAGCATCGCCGAGAAAATCCTTGAGGAGCTCCCCAAGGCTGACAGTTTCGATAAGACGTTTCTCGTACTCTACGACTTCACCAAGACCAGGGCCCCAGTGGACTTCTACAACAATTTGGAGAGGATCACGGAGGCCACTGAGGACGGGGCGAGCCTAGTGCAGTATTCGGCTTACAGAACCACCAGCATGAAAGCCGCGATAGCGGTGGGTCAGCTGGCGGCGAGGTACGGCGCCAAGACTGCCCTCTACGAGATCACAGAGACTAGCACAGATGAGCTCACGGAGATCCTCAAGGCAGCACAGACAGAGGTCAAGACAGAGCCTGAGGGCCACCACCCGAGGCATAACTTAATCTTAAGACCAAACCGGGTGGCTTAACAATCATTAATATCCCTACCTAATTTTTGATATATCAACAAAAAACCATACAAACATCAACCAAAAAACTTTTAAGTGTAAAAGTGTTGATATAGTCACGGAGAAAAAGTAAAAAATGCCTACAAGATTCAATGAGCGCGAATATACACTCATAGAACTCCTCAAAAACATGACCATAAAAGAAGCTGCTAAAGAAATGAGCATAACCCCACACCAAGTATATCAAATTCTCTACCGCATAAGAAACAAAACCGACAAAGCCCGAGAAACCGTCAACATCGTCGCCAACTGGATGAAACATAAACGCCTCGCCAAACTATTAAGGAGACAAGAATAATGGGTCTGAAAACTAGGATCGAAGGTCGGGTCACTAACATTGAATGGGAACATACCACACAAGGAAGACTACGAATCAATGCTAACATTCAAGTCAAAATTGGCACAACCAAAGATCAGGACAAAGCCGACAAACAACTTAAACAACTACGAAAAAAAATCCTCGGAAAAAAAGTAGTGATCTTTCCAGAAGAATAAACCCCTCTTTTTTCTAGAATTGACGGAGGGTTGGTGACGAAACGACCAAGATAAAGGTAGTTACCCCTCCGTCA